CATTTAAGTTCTACTATACTGATGTAGATAAAATAGAAGATCTAAAGCATGAGATAGTATCGATGTTGCTTGAAGAGAAGATTATGAAGTTTGATCCTGATCATGGAGCTAAAGCATACTCCTATTTCGGCACAATAGTAAAACGTTGGTTAATTAACTACAACAATAAGAATTACAAGAACTTAAAGAAGGTCGGTACCTTCGATGAAATGCAAGAAGGGTATAATCCTTCCATCTTACCTAACGAAGACGGTTCCATAACACTTGGGACTTTCCTTGATATCTATGTAAAGAATACTTATGAAGTATTAGAAGAGCTATTTCCAAAGGAAAATGAAAGAAAGATAGCAGATGCAATACTCACCATCTTCAAAACAAGACAAGACTTAGATATTTTCAAAAAGAAAGCACTATATATTTACATCAGAGAAATGACTGATTGTGAAACTCCTCACTTAACTAAAGTAGTCAATAAACTTAAAGTTGAGTTCTATGAATTATATGAAAAATATAATAATGTGGGACTTATTAAAACAAAGTTAGTTTAAAACTATTTATATGTAAAGGAATTATTATGGATAGTAGTAAAGAAATATTTAAAGGTAAATCTCTTTCAGACTTATTCGGGGAGATATACGATAACTCAAAAGAAACTAAAGGTCAAGTTAAAGCATTAATTGGAGAACTTAAACCTCTTATAGAGAGCATTGGAGATGCTACTCTTATTGTACCTATGATTAAAGAGTACATGGAGATTGGAGTTAAAAACGATGATGCACTAATTAAATTAGCTACCATTATACAGAGAATAGAATCAGCACAAGCTAAAGGTGAAGGTGGAGACATTTTTGACTTTGATTCTCTACAGGATTTATTAGCTGAAAGCGAAGAAGTAAAAGAAGAAGTAGAAGTAACTAAGAACAAAACAGAAGAAGAGTAGTGAGTTTTATAGACTATAACTTTAGAACACAAGCACAACCAGTAGGAGATATTAGACCTGTTGGGGAAACATCTTTAGCACCTGCTAGAGTTATCGATATAATTATGGATGATGAACATCCAGATTACGATGCTTATGGTGGTCCTAATAGTATAGGAATGGTATACTACCGATTTATTAATCAAGAAGGTATGGATACTACTGAAGAAGGAGACTCAGACTATACCGGACAAGCATTCCCCTTAACAACTTCACATAGACTTTTACCATTAAAGAATGAGATAATTCTCTTAACTAAAGGACCAGATCCGTTAGTAGATGAAGGATCAGGAACAGGTAGAATATACTATACAACTTCTTACTCTATATGGAATCACCCTCATCATAATGCTATACCAGTTAAGACAGCAGATAAACCAGAAGAAGTAAACATAGGTACTGGTATTGAGTTAGATAATACCGTATCACCTTTGCAACCTTTCCCTGGAGATGTTCTAATGGAAGGTAGATTAGGTCAATCAATAAGATTTGCAGGTGGGATATCTACCAAATCAATATTTACAGATGAATCTAATATTAATAAACCCTTAATCATTATAAGCAACGGTCAGAAGGAAACTGAAGAAGGATTCTCACATATTGTAGAAGACATTAACGAAGACCCGTCTTCTATTTATATGACCAGCGATAACATTATACCCCTTACTCTTGCTAATGAAAAGAGGGATAGCTATGAAACATCCCCTGATTTGCCTAGCTCTTATAAAGGTTCCCAACTGTTATTGAATAGTGATAGGCTCACTCTAAATGCTAGAGAGAGCGACATCCTTTTATCAAGTAAGACTTCTGTAGGTATTAATTCCAACACAGTTAACATAGATGGGAAAGAGTATTTATGTGTAGATGCTGACAAGATATATTTAGGATCTAAAGCTAGAATAAACAAAGGAGCTAATAAGCAACCAGTCGTACTAGGACACAGAATGGAAGCTTTCTTAGGAGATATGTTAGATCAACTAATTTCCATATCAAAAGCTTTAGGTAAAGCTAAAACAATTAAAGGAGACCCTATACCAACCATTAACCTTAGAGGAGCATCAGCACAATTAGTACTGAAGCAATTAAAGAACCAACTTAACCCTAGCGGTGGGAGTACTTTAAAATCTAAAAAAACCTTCGTAGAATAATGCCATGTAGTATACCTCCATCGAATCTCGCCCTCTTTATAGCCCAGTACCTTGCTAAGTTAGAAGCTTTTATTATAGCCAAGGTTTATGAAGAGATTAATAAGATAATAGAACAACTACTAGGTCAGGTATGTCCGCCGGTAGAAGAAATAAAAAAAATACTTAAGGTACGGGATACCCTAGTTAATATGATTAATGGGTTAGAAAAGAAAATAGAACCTGTTAAAAAGTTCGGAGAGATACTTAATCCTCCTATAATGGCAGCTAAAGCAACTGTTCTTATATTAGAGCAACTTCCACTACCATCAACTATAGGTATACCACCCGGCCCTGCCGGAGGTGTAATTTTCTCTTTATCTACAGGAGCACAGAATAGATTCTCTCAATTACTTAATATTGCTTGTCAGATAGTCGATTTACTATCTAAAGACCAGAAAGCTATAATGGATTTAACCGAAATTAGTTTTGATGGATTAGAACCTATAAAACAGAAATTAAAGAGTATAGATATAAAACTATTTGAATGTGTTGATAAGTTACCCATTAAACAGAAACAGGAGATAATGGAATCAATACAGAACCTACCTTCTAACTCAGGGATAAGCACCTCAGCAACAGATGGTTCAGGAAAATTCTTTTATAAAGAATATACTATAACAATTCAAGAGGATAAAAACTCACCTAAGTATGCTAAATTAAGGTATGCTCAAGTAGAAAATGCTAACGGAACAGTCCTATTAAGGGGTGAATCATCGTTTAGTTCCTCAACAAGAGTACTAATAGACGAAATAAAATTTAGAATTAACAATCAACTTCCATAACCTAACTATTTATTAATATGAAACTAGACCAACTACGTAAAATTATACGTGAAGAAATCAGATCAGCTGTCAAGGAAGAGTTACAAGATGTAATGAACGAAGCAGTTAGAGCTGCTAGCACGCCTAATATGAAGGTAGCTAGCGAACACAAACCAGTAGTCGCTACACCAGCAACTCCTTCAAAGATGAATCCACAAATGGAAAAATCATCTTTAGACGAAATGTTAGCAATGACTAAAGCTAATATGACAAATGAGGAATACAAGAATGTATTCACAGGAACAACAGCGAATGCACAAGGTGGAATACCTTCAAGAACTAACACAGCATCTACGATGGCTACACAAATGGGTGCATCATCAGGTAGAATGCCAGGTATTGATATATCGCAATTAGATTTTGTTAAAAAAGCAGGACAGGTATTATCCGCAGCAGAAGCAAAGAAACCGACAAACAATTAATATATGGCATTTGAAGCAAAGAAAATAAATGTATTAGATCTACAGCCTAGAAAAGCAGTAGGTGTATCTTTGCCATTTTCTAATAAGGCAGTTTTTAACTCTACTTATGAGACTAAAGAAGCAATAAAAGCAAACCTTATTAACTATATATTAACAGGAAAAGGAGAAAGATACTTTAATCCAACATTTGGATCAGGAATTAGAAACCTACTATTTACTAATATCAATAGAGACACTTTAACAGACTTAGAGTTTTTAGTTAGAGATGCTTTACAGCAGTACTTTCCAAGACTAGAAATAATAAAACTAGACTTAAAAGATGCACCAGATTCTAACATGGTAAGTTTTACTTTAAATTTTAAACTAACAGACACTCAAGTAGAAGATGAGATAACAATTAATTTTGAACAATAATGGCTCAAGATATTAACATAAAATATACAGACAAAAACTTTTCTAGCCTAAGAGGGCAATTAGTAGAATTAGCTAAAAACTATTTTCCTGACGCCTATAATGACTTTTCTGCAACATCACCTGGAATGATGTTTATGGAAATGTCTGCTTATGTAGGAGATATACTTTCTTTTTACCAAGACAGTCAATTACAAGAAACATTCCTACAGTATGCTAAAGATCCGGGTAACCTTTACTCGATGGCATACATGATGGGATATAAACCTAAACTGACATCAGCATCTACAGTTAACATAGAATTAACACAAAGAGTAGCAGCAATCTCTACAGGTTCAACCTACCTACCCAACTTTAACCAAGCACTTAGATTAGGTGAGAACACAGTTATAACAGCAGGCTCAGAGAATTTTGTTTTAAATACAAATGTAGACTTTAGCTTTTCAAGTTCATATGATCCTACCTTAGTTACAATATACAGTATTGACTCAAGCGGTAACCCAACAGAGTACGAATTAAAGAAAACAGCACCAGCTAGTTCTGGAGAAATAGTAACTAAAACCTTTAGTGTTGGAGCAGCATCTAAGTTTCTTACTTTAAGTATTGACGACCAATCTATTATAGGGATAGTAGACCTAAAGGATGGTGGAAATCAACTATACACCGAAGTCCCTTATTTAGGACAGGATACAGTCTTTACAGAAGCTGTTAACTCCGGTACTAATAAAAACCAAGTTCCTTACTTGCTTACAGCAACAAGAACTCCTAATCGATACGTAACAAGGTTTAACTCAACAGGTAAACTACAGATTCAATTTGGATCAGGAATGTCTACAAGTGATGATGGAGTATTCTTACCTAACCCAACAAATGTAGGCTCAGGAACAAATCAAGGAGTACGTAGAGCAGATCATGCTTTTGATCCATCTAACTTTATGTTCTCTAGTGCGTATGGAAATGCACCTTCTAATACAACATTAACAGTTCGATACCTTAAAGGAGGTGGTATAGATTCAAATATAGGAGCAAATACAGTAACAGGTTTTACAGCATCTACATTAACTGCTACAGATACAGCTTACCAAAGCACATTATCAATAACAAACCCAGAACCAGCAGTAGGAGGTAAGGATGCAGATTCAGTAGATGAGATAAGACAGAATTCGTTACGCTCTTTTAATGAACAGGGTAGGATAGTAACTAAGCAAGATTATGCTTTCAGAGCTATGACAATGCCATCTAAGTTTGGAGCTATAGCAAAAACAAGCGTAGCAACAGATATAGAGGTTCCAACTGCTAATGCAAGTACTTATAACCCATTAGGGGTATGTTTATATGTGCTAGCCTACGATAATAATAAGAACTTAGTACAAGCTACACCACAGTTAAAAACAAACTTAAAGAAGTATATAACAGAGTTTAAATCACTTACTGAGGGATGTACTATAAAAGATGCATTTGTTATTAACGTTGGAGTTAAGTTTGATATAATTACACTACCTAGTTATAACTCTAGAGAAGTAATACTTAAATGTACACAAGCAGTACAGGATCACTTTAATGTAGATAAGTGGGCTATTAACCAACCTATTAACCTCTCGACAATCTACACTCTTTTAGATAGAATAAAAGGAGTACAGACAGTACAAGACGTAAGAGTAGAAAGTAAAGTAAACGGAAACTATTCCACTTACGATTACGATATAAAAGGAGCAACAATGAATAACGTAGTTTATCCATCGTTAGATCCTATGATATTTGAAGTAAAATACCCGAATAACGATATTCAGGGAAGAGTAACAACATTATAATATGGCACTATATAGAATATTTCCTGAAAAAGACGCTTTTGTGTATACAGAAGGTCCTCTAGCGAACACAGGTAGAGATGCACTCCTTGAAGTAGGAGGGTATCCAACATCTGCCGGAGGGCAAACAGTTAGATCCTTAATTCAATTTGATCTAGCAGAAGTTAAATCAGTACTAACCTCAAAAGTAGGTATAACATTACCAGCAGTAACAGGTTACTCTGCTAGTTTACATCTATCTTTAAATTATGCAGCAGAACTACCAATAGAGTATTCACTTAACGTTCACCCCTTAGCAGAAGCTTGGGATGAAGGTACAGGTAAATTCGGAGATATGCCAATTAATAAATCTGGTTGTAGTTGGAATTATAAAAAAGCAGGTACAACTACTCGCTGGACAACAGGAAGTGAGAGCTTAACATCAAGTACCGGTAACGGATTTACTTTAACCTCTAACCTACTTTATACTACTGGCTCATATAAAGACAGCCTTAAAGGTGGAGGGTATTACTACTTTACTACAGGATCAGCTCCTATAGTTCTTTCTGGAAGTGCTGCTTTTACTAAGAACTCAGACCATGATTTAGATGTAGATATAACTAAAGCAATACAGTACCACACAAGTGATTATATTCCGAACTACGGCTTTATAGTTAAGATGCCAAATACTTTAGAGTATAATGTGTCTTCATCAGTAAGGTTAAAATACTACGGAGAAGATACAAATACTATTTACCCTCCTTATTTGGAGATTAAATGGGACGATTACGCACACTCATCTTCTTTATCAGAAATTACAGATACTGAAGCTGTTGTAAGTATAAGGAATAATAAAGGAAAGTATACAGATGAGGGTAAACAACGCTTCAGAATACATGCAAGACCTAAGTACCCTACTCGTACATATACCACCTCCTCTGCATATACCTCTAACTACTCACTCCCTACAGCATCATATTGGGGACTAAGAGATGAGAATACAGAAGAAATGGTGTTTGACTTTGATACAACGTATACAAAGATAAGTGCAGATAATACTTCTAACTATTTTGATATATACATGGATGGACTTCAACCAGAGAGGTATTATAAACTTTTAATAAAGACTGAAATAGACGGAACAACAACTGTAATTGATAACGATCAAATATTCAAGGTAGTAAGAAATGGCTAAAAAAGTAGAAATAAAGAAGACTGTATTTAACCGTAAGGAATTTAATGGAGTTGTCGATAGCAAGTTTAGGTTCTTCACAGAACCAGAACCTGTTACTGATCCAGATACGGTTCAAGAGTTATTTAGACTTTACGATAAACTATACGCATTAGTACCAATCGAAGGAGAAGAACAAACTCATCAGTACCTAGTAGAAAGAAGTTCAGAACTATATAAAATAGATGTACAGTTAGAAAGTATACAGCCCCTGTTAGATGAGATCGCATCATTAAGAACTCAGAATTTAGAGGGTAATAGACGTATACTAGAATTAGAAATGCAGTTAGCTAATGGAGGAGAAATTAACTTTAGCGATGGTGAGCAAATGGCTTTACTGAGAACACAACTCGATACAGCAAATAGCGCAATTGCATCACTAGAGGTAGCTAACACCTTAGCAAATCAAGCAACAACACAGGCACAAGATGCCGCTACTGCCGCAGCTGAAGCTGCTACTGCTGCTAGTCAAACATCCAGTTCTGCTACAAATACAAGCCAAAGCAATAAATTTACAGAAGAAATTATTGAACTATTTAATAAGCCGAATACAGAGTACTACCATGCTAAACGTTTGTTAAGTGAAAAGAAATATTACAGTAGAGCTTTTCGAAGAATTAACAATAGTTGGAATTACAGCTCCTACAACTTTTTAGCCGGAGTATCTCAATATTCATGGCTAGTAGAAGATAATGGCGACAATAACCGTCGTGGTAGGTATAGGTTTAAATTATTGTTTGACAACTTAGATGATGCAAGACGTTTGACTATGGCTTACGTTGTTAAGAACTTAGAAACTGCAGGTTATCAAGCAAGTGAGATAATTAATGCAGTAGAAGAAATAAACAGCTTTAAAGGTAATGTTCGAATGAGACTTATAGAGTATAGAGATAGTGATAAAGAGCCTAAAGCGGGTTATAACATAGTAACATAGGTAAGAAAATATGGCTAAAATTACATATACATTATTAGATAGAGAATATAGTTCTATCCCAGAGAATGAAAATTACTCTGCTGGAGACCTTAATCTTATAGAAAATTATCAAGTAAACAAAGAGTTTAATCCTGATACTAACTATATAGAGAGTCACTTCTATACACTAAACAACCAGAAAGTATTCTCAGTATATGATCAAGATTTAGCTTCAAATGTAGAACTAGACGCTGAAGGCCGTATAACTAACCTAGACCTACAACCAGAAAAGCTTTCAATAGATAATGGCTTTACAGGTGTGGATCATAAGAT